AACGACTCATCAGGGGACATCTACATCCCGACAGTATTATATTAGAAGAGGAGAGTGCTACCGCTGTAGCATAAGTAAGTAATACATTCAATACTCTAACAGAATTCCTTAAAGAAAAACAAATCGGACTTCTCTCCTCTTGTATATATTATAAGCGTACCACTCTCTGGCACGGCGCGAGCATCGCTGCTTGACGTGACGTAACTTGGATTTTTAACGCACCAAGTCTTGCAAACTCCCTTAATTGGCGTCGAGGGCGTTCATTGCGTCTTGTGTCATGTGAAACCATGACGTGTGTACCATCACTACTAGCAATAGCACACGGATTGAATCTACGTCTCATTGTCTTACTGTGTTATACTATTGATTACATATGTTATTCTTGCTATTTCGTCACCATGATAATCGACCAATGATATATACATTGATTTATTTTCTATAGACACACGAGCTATTATGTTTTTGGTTGTAATTTTACCATTACGCCAAAATATTTTTAAATTCTCATTGATTTGTATAAATTTTGGTGTAGCTCTCTTTTCTTTGATTATTTTTCTTACTAAATAATCAAGAATTGTCTTGTTTGTAATCGTGATCATACGTAATCAAATTTAACATCTGGACACAGACTTACAATATTCTTCCATTGGTCGGAAGTGATAGAAGACTCGTTTAAGAGTAAAGTACCGTATTCATAATCATTTAAACCCTTACATTTGATTATTGAATCCGCAATGTTTTTTGATTCAAGAAGTGATTTACCTGTCACCTCCATAATCGTTTTCACAAAATGTAATTTTGCTTCACACTTTGTCAATTTAATACGCTTATTTTCCATATATTTATTGTTTGAATTGATTTCAATTAAAACTCTGCCTATCTTCACAGACCAGCAGAGATTAGGTATAACCTAAAACAACATTTAGATAGAAGTAGTGTTCTCAATAGCAGTATCGCTCTGCATAAACTCCTATTCAAACCTTTGATAGGCTATGATGAATAGAGTTTTAAAGAGAGTTTTGAGGACTAGATATCCTCAGGATGCATTACAGGGATATTAACGACGTGCTTGTGGCCTGCCCATCGCTTTATCTCCCTCACATAATCTCTACCTGCCACATTTATAGTATATTTATCGTATGTCATATACTAATAGAATAATAGGTAAATAACTGTGCATCCAAGTAATAGACCTGCTATCACTGGGATAAGATTTGATAATGCTTTCATATATGTTCCGTTTGATATGTTTCTTGATACTTTGGCTATTTGATGTGTTGTTTTACTCCGAGACAAAAGGCAAAAGGGCCGTGCCTTGTGACACGACCCTACGTTGCGGATTTAGACTGCTGGTGCTGCTGCTGGTGCTGCTCCAGGTGTTGAAGCGCTATTTATTAATGGTGCCTCTGCTCCTATTGGAAGTGCTACACCTGCCTGAGCGTTAGTGTCGAACTGTGACGCAGGAGCATACAGGTTGTTCCAGATTCCGCTGGCCTGCTCTTGTGGGCTCCAGCCACGTGCATAACGCTCTGCACCAGTCTCGTTGTCCACAACCTTCTTGGTCAACACCAGAATGGATGTACGACGATAGAACTGACCGTTCTTTGGATTCAGGGCAGGACCGTCACCCGTGTCGTTGAGGCGAACCATTTCAACACCACCTGGGCTTGGAACTTCCTCAAACTGAGCGTGAGTCATCACCAACATTTCGGCAGGAATTGGCTTGGTAGCATCCTTCAACTGACTGGGTAACCATGCATCACGACCAAATTGGTCTTTTCCACCTGGCTGTGCTGGAAGCAAGAATTGTCCAAACTGTTTGACCACACGCTCATTGAATGTGGTCATCTGGCCTGGCTCTTCCCAGATGTCGTCGGGGTTAACTACCGTAGCCTGAATGAACAGTGCACCTGCATTCTGCTTACCGTCCGCAACTTTGCGCAATTTAATGTCTTCAAGATTGTACTTCATACTTTAAAACGTTTTAAATGGAACAATGTTATGCAATTTTCTTACTGCAATCGATAGTAAAAGGCTTATTCGATTTCAGCCTTATTTGAAGTAAGAAAGGTAGAGGATTACTCCCCTACCTTGTTGATTTCGTCGATTTTGGCCAGATAATCTGTATCTGCTTGGTTAAACAAGTCGCTTGGCTTGCGTGCTCTGCTCATAGTAATGGCATCAAGTAACCAAGAAATACGAATTGCTTCTTTGAGGCTAATGATAACAGGGATTTTGTCAGTCTCTTCGTATTTTTCTCCGGTTTCAGATGCTTCAACAAAGGCATGTGCTTCTCGGCACTTGTCCTCTATTGCGTTGTCTAACCGCAGCACCAGACGAGTAATACTGTCAATCTCACTGTTACTGAACTCAACTGAAATGCCTGTCTTTGCCACGCATTCCTTCTCAACATTTTGTACTTTCATAATTAAAAACGTTTAAGTTGTGCAATATTGCAATGGACAGGAGAAGGAATATTCGATAGCACAACTTGTGTGAGTTACACCCCCTCCTGGTACTGGCCTACTGTAATCATCTTCGAGCGGTTCTCAGGCTTTACGCAATTACACTTATGCTTCTTATATAGGGTGTACTCACACTAAAAGAGATATCACACAGTCTATGTACCTCGCGCCTTATTCGAATCAAACAACAAGAAGAGGCCTACTTGGCCTCAACTGTTTTGTCTTCCACGATAGCTACGTTGCGAACGTAGGTTACCGCGAGGTACTTGTACGACAGCTTTACTACCATTTGCTCTACGAGCTTGGTAACTTCTGCTAAGTCGGACTTGGGTTCAGTTGTGTGCCAAACGCCATTCACCTTGACGGAGGCTTGCCATGTGATAATCTCTTTCATTGTTATAACATTTTAAGTTGTGCAATATTGCATTCGGTAGTAGAAGGCTTATTCGACATTCAAGGGGTGGGGGTGGTTTCCTTTTTGCGTTGGGTGTGGGGGTGTGATGGGGTGTGTTTCTCGTTTCTACACTCACACAACAAAAAATTTTAGAAATTTTTATAAAATAAAAATTTTGTATAAAAAAAGAGGAGCCCTTGTTAGGACCCCTCCTTATTACTCTCCATATCTATCAGTATTTCTAGATAGTGTTTAGCTTTCTATAAGTCTTCTATGCCGTTCTTACTCTTATATCGGCATACATATTTTATTACATTTCCTACACAGAATCCTAGGTTGTTCTTCTCTATAAATTCTACGGGCTGTATAACCATATCTTTATAATGTGAACCACCGACCTGTGTGTTTAAAGCTGTTTCTTTCATATAAATAACTCTGCTAATCTCCCAGTTTCATCTACAGGTTCTAGTATAAACCTCCAATCTGGGTCATCTTTAGTTAATTCGTATCTACTAATTACCTCTTGTTTCTGTTCTTCTGTAAATTCTTCATTATCTGCAGATATAATAGATACATAAAGGTAGTTTTTTAGTTCTTCTAATTCCATGGGGCTAATTTTCTTATGTTTTCTAGTCTGTCAGGTCTAGTAAGATCTATAGGTTTTGGGGCTTTTTCAGCTTTAGAAGCCTTTATAAGCTGGTCTATGTTGGCATATTCAGCCTCTGCATCAAAGCAAGGACACCATTTCTTCCAATTTTTAGGGTTTTTACCCCAGATATCCCTGTGCCCCATTATATGGGCACTAGGATACTGTTGTTTTAAGTATATTAGGAGGTCTAAGAGTGAGTCTTTTTGTGCTTGTGTACGGTTATCGATAGGTTTAAGCTTACTGTCGACTCCCCCAACATAGGCAATGTTGATAGCTGTGGAATTAAACCCTTGGACTCCGTTAGAGACCTTGTCTTCGGCAAGGAGTGAATCCACTCTACCATCCGGGAATACGACGTAGTGATAGCCCGGAGCGCTCCATCCTCTAGCTTTGAACTCTCGTAATAGGTCATTTTTAGTCTACTTTTGATTACCTGCAGTACAATGTATGAATATTCGTTTTATTTGTCTCATTTTACTTCTTCAAAGTCGACATATTCGTCCATCACCACTGGTTTGGGTGTATCAGGTTGATCCATATCGTGTTCCACTCGTTCAGGATCCTCTCCTCTTCCTCCAGATCCTTCTTCGGTCTCTGTGGGGGTATTTTCGGGCTCGTTGTCATACTGTTTCTTAAACTCCTCCATTATATTATTAATCTCTTCTAGCTGCTTTTGTTCAGCTTCTGAGGCTTCAGATTTAGCTTCGTCTATACTATTCTGTACGAATGACATTCTATTCATCAAGTCCTCCCTACTCATTTCGTTATAAAGCTTAAAAAGCCACTTTTGGGCGTTATTTAAGTATACTTTATATACTTTATTGTCAGGGTTTTCTTGTACTTTCTTAGTTAGTTCGTCTACTAATTTCTCAGTCTCTTCTAATGTGAACGGACCTTGGTCTGCTCTACGGATAATATTACCGTCAATATCGTATATATTACTAAATTTACTCATAGTTATTATAATCGTCGTCTGTATGCTTTACTTCGTCATCGTCGTTGTAAGGCTCAATTTCATGTAACTCACTCATAATCAGTAGAATAAAGTCCGTTTTTAATAGCATTCTTGTGTGCTTGGATCATCACTTTCATAGCCTTGATGTAGTTTTCGTTTTGCAAGGCTCGTTTCAGCGTGTTTGACGTATCTTGTACATTGTTTTGTTTGGGGGTCTCCATTTTCATCAAATGTTATATGAGAGTAAAACTATTGTTTTTTCCAATTATAGTAGGCATTCATTGCCTATTTCTTTTCGTATCTATTGCTAAATTGATGTATACATTTCAGCATTCTCTCAGCATCAACACTACCACATGCTCTTATGCTACATATATCATCTATAAACGTCATTGCTGCATCTTCATCATACTTATCTTTTATAGCTTGAAATTCCTATGAAGCTTGCTCTATATACTTATCGTTTATATCGTATTCTGGCTCCATGTCTACTATATATGCGCTGTTTATAGGGAATCCGTGGATAAAGAAGTACTTACAGTTGTCAGTAACTGGATGATTTTCACGCTACAAGCTCAAAAAGTCTGCGTAAAATAGTATGGCATTATGTTCTATTTCATTCATTTGTTTAATAGTGTTTTAGCTATTCTTTCTGCAATATATGCTACAAAGTAGGCAAAGTTCTCTTGGTTTTCTGTATCTACTTTAGCTGATACTGAATTGTATATATCCAATGCTGCATGAGTAGCTTCGTGACTACATACATCTATCATATCCAATAGATTATCCCCACTTGATACAAAACTATCAGAAATTTTGTTAAATTTTACAAGTACAGTATAGGCTCCGTCAGACTTACGTTTTACAAGACCTGTTACAACATCCCATTCTGTGTAGAGATCTTCTAATTCTTTACCGTCAGTATATTCAAACAGATCTTTTAGTTTCTTTAGAGTAACTAGTTCATTAGCTACTACTACATCCATATCGTAGATAGTGCTGTATGTATCTATTCTAGCTTTCTTTTTATTCTTCATTTAGCTAATGTTACGTTAATATTTACTGGGGAAAGAGAAAGTACCAAAGAGAAAGGGCCAGTATATATTATATTTATAATATAGTTAGAACATTATCTAGGCCCCTAATAACCCCCTATAGTCCCCCTTCTTCCCCCAAGTACAGTCACATAACGTGAAAAACATCATAAAAGTTGCATTTTTAAAAAATTTTATTATTTTTGCAACCAAAATTCAACTTTGCTACGTTAGTGCAGCAAATTAACGATAAAAATTAAACAAATGGCAAAGACATTACGTGTAACTGATTCTTTC